AGTACCATTAGCTCCTACAATTCTTTTTGACAACTCAATAGCTATAGAGTTTATCGAAACAATAGAAAATGCTTCGCCAGTTTGAGAAAGCGGAATAACTGAAATATTAGAAGTTTGAGTAATGTACATACCTACTTCTAAACCAGTATTAGCAGTAGTTGCTGTTGTTAATACTGTATTAGAATTACTGGTAGAGTTACCAGTAAGCGTGAAAGTTACATTAGCTGGTGTAGAACCAGTAGTTTTAGCTGCACGAGAAACATACAAACGATTACCATAAGCTAAAAAGTTAGCTGCAGTAAAAAATGTTTCTGGATTATGATTTGTTGGTTTGCCAAATCTAGAAACTAGCTGATTTTCAGAATCAACTAAAGTTCTTTGACCTATTGGACCCCAACGAAATACGCCAGCAACAGCGCCATCAGATGTTGCTACTGTAGGCACAACTGTTGTTAGATCAATTTCGCTAACATTTACGCCTGGACTTAACTGAAATGCCATTTTTATCTCTCCTTTTATGAGAACTTATGAACCAATTTGTAATTATTTATTAAAATTAGGATTTTAAAAATCCGACTGTTGATTCCACATCCAGCTTTCAGGCACAATCCTTTCGAATTCATCGTCTTTAAAATCTTCTCTTCCGTCAAAAATAAAACCGAATGGAGATAAATCTAATTCCATATCTTCTTCAGTTTTTTCTCTTAATGACATCAAAGTATTAATATTTGAGTAATCTTTAAAATATTGTTGTTCGGACAACCAAGCAAAAAGAACCAAACACATAACTAAGTCGTCGTGTTTTCCCGATTCTGCTTCGTATGAGTTTCCTTTTTTAGAAAAAGTCGAAAGCTCGTTTATTGTATGAAAATCATTTATTATAAATTGATTTTGCTCAACTAATAGTTTTAATATTGAACAACCTACAGATTTTACAACTTTGGTTGTTCTTATTCCCTTATCCGCAGACCTTCCGCTAAATCCAGCTGTAACCTGTTTACCGCTTCTACCAGCATTTTCTGTAAAAAGTATATGTTCGTAGCCGAAATCATAATGTAAAGAATGCGAAACCTGTTCGCCTATGTCGTTTATTTCAACCAAAACGGAAGCATTATTGTAAGCTTTAGCAATTCTATGTATAACATCAGCATAGTCAACAGGAGTAACCGCATTGTTACGATATACGCATACCTGATCGTAAGGCATTTTAGTAACGTCTATAACTTGAAAGGCGGAATAATCCAGCCCTTTACCTCTAGAAACGTCTGCTATTATAATATAAATGTGATTTTTTTCAGGTTTGTAATACTGAATTAGCCCTTCTTGCTTAACTATTGGAGCTTGGTGGACCAGCTCTTTTAATTTCCAACCAGAAATAAGAGTTCCTGATGAACCTAGAAACTCGCAATTCATTTCTTGGTCGAACTTTTCTATATCAAAGTTCATACCAGCAAGTGTGTTTTGCTTCCACTTTTCGTCTCTGCCTGGAACCGCTTCCCAATTTACAAGGATAGGATTATATCCATTTCTGCCTTCTTGAGCATTAACCCAAGTACTATAGAAGTGATTCAAACCATTAGGAGTTGAAACAAGAACGATTTTAGAATCTGTACCAGACGAAATAGTAGGATAAACAGAAGTAAAAAATTCGTCCCAATTATCAATGTGCGCAGCTTCGTCAATGAATAGAAGGTTAATAGTGTAACCACGGATAGCTGATGCAGAAGTAGCGGCGGCGATAACACGGCTGTTATTTTCTAAAACGAATGAACCTTTATTCCATTCTTTTATACCCTGTTGAAGCCATTGGGGAAGATGTTGATATGCCAGCTGAACGCGCCCAAGAATTTCGCGAGCGGTTTCACCTTTGTTAGCCAAAAGAGCTACCGTTTTATCTGCATGAAAAATAATATACCAAAGAATAAATCCACAAGTCGTTGTAGACTTACCAGCCTGACGAGCTGTTGTAACGATAGTATAGCGATTTTCGACGAACGAATGTATCATATCCCTTTGATAAGGATACGGTTTAAAATTTTGTAAACCGTCATTCAAAGTGATAATCTTCATATGATTTTCTATGAAGTAGATCGGATCTTCGGAACATTTAACCCATTCTTGAATTAATTCCGGAGTCCATTCGATATTTTGATTGGCTCTTTTTAAAAGTACATTACCGTTGTAACCTTTTACATTATCAAGCGTCGCCATTATTCTTCATTTCTTTTAAAACTTTTTGTAGCTCGGCAGTAGAACCCACAAACAAATTATTATTAATTGTTTTGGCTTTTTCGTTAACAGGCGAATCTGCTGAATCTATTTCTCTAATTTTAGTTTGTAAATCTAACAGCTTTTCATTAGCATTAAGCATGGTATCCATAAGTTTTGCTAATACTTCAAAGGCTCTAGGATGTTGAGAACTATCTGCTATTTGAGCCAATTTAACCATAGCATCATTTCCGTTTAAGAGCATAGTGTGAATATTAGCTCTTGCGGTTTCAAAATCTGACTTGGCGCTGTCATCATGCGCCTCTGCTAACATATTAGAAATTATATCTGTAGTTTTTTCTATAGGTGTTAAACCAAGGGCTTTGCCAATAGGGTCGTTTTCTTCATTTTCATTTTCATTCATTTTCTATCTCATCTTGATTGTATATTTGAGTTATATACCCAAAATCATCAGATACTTCTATTTCATTGTAAGGAATTGTACTCAAACTTGTATTTGGTTGACCGAAATAATTTAATGGAGATCCGTTTGAGTATAATCCCGGCTGAACTGTAACTTTTTCGGCGATCGGAGTTTCGCCAACTGCGGTTGACAGTTTTCCATCTTCAACCAAAGGATTATAAAAGTTAAGATTAATAAATTTAATAATGCCAGACTTACGGACAGGTCCATACAAATATCCTTTTAATACTAAATCTAGAGTCCAAATTATAGCTCTTCTTTCTTTAAAATCACCTTCATAGTTATCCGAATAACTTATGTTATTTAAAGTTATAGGTATGTCCATAGTTACATTCATTTCAGGTATTAAATTTACTGTAGTAGTCCAGTCAGGAGTAAAATATGGAAGTATTTGTTCTAATATTTTAGTTCCGTCTTCGGCATTTTTGGCGTAAATATAAACCTTGAACTCAATGTTATAAGGAACAGGATTGTACTGATATTTTAATTTGTTTATATTATCAGCGTCTTTAACTACTGATCTAATTATTGTGTTTAGTTTTCTGGTTCCGTCATATTGCATTCTGCCCATTTCAAAAGAAATGGCTGGTAAAGGTATAGTAGCAGTTTGACGATCAATAGCAGTATCTTGAATTACACGAGCAAGCATCTTATCTTTTGGCGCATAAGTAATCGGAACTTTCAACAATGAAGTTTGAGTTCCGTTTTTGTCAGTGCGTGTGATGCGAATATTATTGAACAAAGTTCCTGTTAAAATAACATACTTGCGGATTAAACTGAAATAAAATGGCGTAGAAAACATTACAAGGTTCCTTCACTAAATGGATCTTGGTGCGTAAAATCTACAAACAAATCAGATTCAGCCTGTATTTCATCGTTTTCCGCAGAAGGAATAAGATCGTTTATACTTGATCCTTCGAGAACTAATATATTGCCCTCTTCGTCAAGAAGCATAGCGCCAGTTTCGTCTTTAATAGCCCAATGATATTGATTGGTGTCGAACTTCTTTTGAAGAATATCAATTTCGGGTATACCAGTATTCATTGTTTCGCCAGCATATTCAAACAACTCGCAAGTAACTTCCCACGTTTGAAGAGCGCCAAGCTGATAAAACATTTCATATTTACTTACATACTTAATTTGAAAACATTTCTTATTAAGCGGAAAATAAATTAAGTCGCCTTCGTTTGGTCTAATTTGATTGGTAAACGTAGCAACTTCTTCGTTAAATATTCTTTGCGCCATAGAAAAAATAACTCTGTCGCGAATTTCTAATCCAAACTTGGACATAAATGATCCATCGCCAGTAAATCCATCAATAGATTTGATATACATTTCAATCATGTAAGCGTTTTCATAGCTTGATTGATCATCAGCGCCATAAACAGCATCGTAATTATTCAATTTACGGGGAATGTAATACATATCTTCCCCGTATATCTTGATTGATTCAATAATCAAGTTTTCAAGAAGTAACTGTTCTTGTGATGCTTGGTAATTATTGAAAAAAAAATTCGTTGCCATATTTTTTACCCG